AAAATATCTCCAATAAAAATTAGCTGCATCTCGTGTAGCATATTGATTTCCACCTATTACAGTTCTCTCTGCATTGGCAAAATCAACCACAGCATTCCTAGCAGTGAGGAACTCTGGGTTATGAGCAATGGTAAGAAACTCATACTTCTCAGCATATGCTTTAGTAGTTCCAATAGGAACAGTGGACTTGATGATAAAGACAGTATCCTTAACAACATACTCCTCTTGCTTAATACCAGCAAAGAAACTATCCAAGATGGATAGATCACAACTACCATCCATTTTCATGGGAGTAGGAAGGCAGATGAATATGTACTGCTGATCTAGAACCTCTTCTAGAGTATTGAAAGATCTATTTGGATCTACGTCATAAACCTTGGTTGGTGCTTTATCTCTTACGTTCTGGTAAACTGCATTGCCAACGAAACCATTACCAACAATTCCGATCATAGGGCTAACCTGCTGAATCCTTTTACTTTCTCAAATTTTAGCACACTATCGAACCTATCGTCCATACCTGTCTTGTGAGATATGACAAAAATGTTAGCATCTTTGATGACAAAGCGGATAATCTTAAGAAATTCTTCCGTTCCGAACCCATCAAGTGAGGAATCAAACACCTCATCCATGATCAGGAGATTGGTGTTGACAGAATTTTTAAACCGTGCTACCTCTCTCCAAGTAAAGAGAAGTGCTAAGTCGATACGCATCTTCTCCCCTTCACTAAAGGAGGAATAAGAAAAATTGTCATGGATAGGAGATTGAATAGTCTCGTTAAACTCCTCATCCAATGTAAAATTAATATAAAAGTCCATCATCTGAAGATACCTATTCACCTGCTGATTGATCAGTGGTAGATACTTCTTTATGATTTTGGACTTAACTCCACCATCCTTGAGTAACCCATAATTAAAATTATGATATTGGATGGTTTCTTTTTCTGAGGCTAATGCCTCATATGTCTCTGCTAACTTATTCTGAAAGGATTCTAGTTTCTCATGCTCAGTATTTCTGTTTGCACATTTATCGGTAATAGTTTGAATTTCCGATTCCAAATCTCTGATTTGTCGTTGACACCCAGAGATGCGAGTATTGTTTTTAGAAATGCCATGCGTTAGTGTAGTAATCTCCTTAGATAAGTTTGTAAAGTGACGCTCTCGCTCTTCTTCCTCTTTAATTGCCTGTTCTAGTTCTTTATAACCAGATTGCAACTCCTTTGCTTTAGTTTGAGCATCGTTAATTTTATTTATTCTAAAGTCTTCGTCTATTGCTTGGGTACATGTAGGACAAACCGTATTCTTTGTGAAAAACTTATGCTCTTTGGTAATGGTAGATACCTTATTAGATATTTTACCTTTAAGATTTCCTAACTCCCGTAACTTTTCTGTAGCACCTGTTACCTTCTCTTGTTCTTTTGTTAGGTCATAAACATCATTCTCAAGTTCTTCATTTATTTTAACATAGTTATCAGATTCCTCAAAAAGAGTATTAATTTTTTCCCGACTCTCATCTATTCTTCCTTTACTTTCTGATTCTAATTCCTTAATCCAATTGGTTTGCATCTGAACTTTATCATTCAGTGACTCTTTCTTAAGATCTAATGTCCTAATCTGATCTTTAACTACTTTAATCTTATCTTTAATTAAATTATTCATAGAAGAAAAGATTTTAATATCCAATAGATCTTCAATAACTTCTCTTCTATGTGTAGCAGTAAGCTGCATGAAAGGAACAAAATTAGTGGATCCAAGAATTACGATCTGAGTAAAAGACTTATAATTCATCTTCAGCACATTTTGCTCTAACCACTTCTGTTGATCATTAGCATTAGCAAATTGATCCAAACAATTACCATCTTTCCAAATCTCAAATTTATTTGGTTTTATTCCTCTTACTACTTTCCATTCAATATCACCAATAGAAAATTCTACTTCTACCCTACAATCCTTTTCATTTGCTTGATTTATTAATTGGGATTTATTGATCTTACGAAATGGTTTACCAAATAAACTAAAAGTGAGAGCATCCAATACAGTGCTCTTACCAGCACCATTAGCACCAATAATTAAAGTGGTTGCATTTCCAGTAAAATTAATATTAGTATAATGATTGCCAGTGCTTAAGAAGTTTTTCCAGCAAATCTTTTCAAATAAAATCATGTTCTTTAGGTGGTATCACAATGTCATTAGAAGTAATAACTGCATACTCATGACCATGAATATGACAAGTCTTAATCATCAATTCTTCATCAACTTCCACTACAGTCATTTCAGGATATCCCCCATCTTCTAACATCATAGCATAACGATCAGCATCATCCTCTTCTTCAAAAAGATATAAAATTTGTTCCCCCTTTCTAGCCGATACAGCATATGCTCCTTCTTTTTCTTTTCCTGTAATAGTTAAAATAAACATTAAACTAACTCACAAGCCTCTTGATAAGTATTCTGAATCATTTTTTGAATTCTTGATTTATCAAGATCAATCTCAGCTTCCTCAATATATCTATTCAAAATAGAAAGAGTATCTTCTGATTCAAATGCTTCAAAATCTTCAGCATTATGAAGAATAAAATTCTCCACAACCTTCAATTCAGCCACATTAGCATTATACAACTTATCAATAAATTTTTCAAATTTTACGGCATTACTTTTTTTCCTTACCACTACCTTTACTATTTTATTCTCCAATTCTCTTGCATCAAATAACTGATAATCTTGATCATTATAATAGATTATCTTATGAAGTCTATATGGATTATTAACTGGTGTATGCTCTAGTGTCTCTGTATCAAATATATGAAACCCTCTATTCTCATCATCTACATCATTCCAGAACATCTCATAAGGATTACCCAAATAATAAATGTTATCTTGATTAGATCTACAATGGTAATGACCAGAAAATGTCTTTTTAAATTTCTTAAATATATCCCATTCCATTCCATGTTCCATCATATGACCTGGTGTTGCTCTGAATCCATTTAATTCAAGATGTCCCATACACACAGGAGATTGTGACTTTTTAATCATTGCCACGCTCTTTTCTTCATTCTCTTTATTAATCCAAGGCACAAGAAGAATACTTAAACCACCTACTTCTATAGGAGTTGTTTCTTCATATATGGGAATATTAGTATACTCTCTCAATAACAAATCTATTGCATTTATATCATTTGTATTCTTATAGTATATGTCATGATTACCTACGATTGTATGAACAGTAATGCCCATCTCTCTCAATCGATCAAAATAATTATCTTTAGCCCATGTCAGTGCAGCAAAATCAATCCCCTTTCTACTATCAAAGGTATCACCCATATTAATAACCGTGGTAATACCTTCTTTCTCAAGCGTAGGAAAGAAAACATTTTTATAGAACTTTAGAAAATAATCGTGAAAAAGTTTAGAGTTCTTGCGACATCCAAAGTGCTGGTCTGTGATTATGGCAATCTTCATTCAATTGTTACGAAGTTTGGCATGAACATTATCTTTAATACTATTATAATCAGAATAAGTAGTTCCGTCAATCTGATTACTGTCATCAAAAACTTCTTGATAACCAGACTTCTCAATAATCTTATTCTTAATTTCTAATTGGCGTTTCTCTCTTTGTATTCTGCGGAGAAATGCATAATGTATAATTTGCGTAAAGTAAGCAAAAGGATTCTTGGATTTCTCAGGATCAAAGTTATGTATGTATTGAACGCAATTTTCGATTCCATCAGAGATCATGTCCTCCTTGAACATGTAATTAACAAAGTTTGGTTTAAATGATAAATGATTTGCAATCTTAAGAAAACACTCACCTATGTACCTTGGTATAACAGGCTTGGGTTTATCACGAATTTTTGCAATCTCCACATTCTCACGATAGGTAATTAATGCAGCAAGAAACTCTTTGTTATTTACATAGTGTTCTGACCTTTTTCTTTTAGCCATAGGTCTTATTGCCATAAGTCTTTATCACTACTATGTAGATAGTATAACATTTAAATGGTGACTTGACAAGTTATTAAATTATGAGTATGATGACTCTGTGGAGGCTCAAGAGGTATAGCTACTTAGTTTTATATATTTTCTCTAGAATACTTTTAGCATCCTTAATATTAGCTATATAACCCATTTTTCTATCAAGTTTATATTTACTACTACCATCATTATTTCTATCATTATGTTGTACATACTGTTGATGCATATTAATCATTTCAAAATCATTTGATTCAGACATTGTAAGAACATCATTAATATTAAGTAAAAACATATCTTCTTTACTAGTTTTTAACCAAGGTTCAACTTTATATCCAATAGTTCCTGAACGTCCTTTAATCTCAGCAATTATAACAGGATTAGAAACTAATAGAATAATTTTATCTTCTTCTTCAGTAGGAGCAACTTTACAAAAGATCTCTTCTCCTGATTTTAATTTAAGTGTGGCATAAAAATCGTCTTCTATCATTTTCTTAATTGGATAGTGATTATCTCATAGTTAAAATTTTCTTCGTTATAAATTTTAATTCTTTCAATAAGATGATTCAGAGTATAATTTCTTTTAGATTTATAGGTACAATCATCTGCAATATCATATAATGTTGCTTTTACTTTATCTTTACCTTTTCTGAGAACCCTTCCAATTGATTGGAGATTTCTGATTCTAGATTTTGAGGGACTGGCGAAGATGATGTTGTGCAGCCGCTTAATGTTAATCCCAGTACTAAAAGTACCATAACTCGCAATGATGATCGCATTTGATTCCTCCTCTGTAATTTCTCTGACCAATTCTCTTTCACTAGTGTCTACACCACCATGAATAAAAAATACTTTACGGTCACCTTTCTTATTACTATTTATTAAATCGTAAAGCACTTGTCCATGTGCTTCAACTCTAGAGAATAACACTAGAGTATTACCTTTTAAATCAAGTGAGAGATTTTTAATAAAGTTATTTCTTTGTTCATGTGTAATCAGATATTCTATTTCATCTTGATATGTTTCAAATTTTTTCTCTGGATGTTTAAGAACAATACATTGTATATCTAATTGGGAAAGATGTCCCTGTCTCATCAGTTCTTCTGTTTTTGTCACCTTATATGATGGGCCAAACAATCCTTCTAATACCCACTTATGAGTTTGAGTTCCATCGAGTGTTCCTGTAAATCCAAATCTATACTTAGCATGATGTAATTTTGTCATTATAGATATTAAAGACTTCGACTTAAAGAGATGTGCTTCATCTCCGATAACCACATTATAATCCTCAAAGAATGATCTTTCTAGTTTATATACTGATTGCCATGTAGTAATTGTAACTGGTAACTCATTTGTTTTTTCTTTCCCTGCATATATCTTGTGACAGTATGACTCAGCATCCCAACCATAATCAACAAAGTCCTTATACATCTGCTCTACGAGAGATGTCGTGGGAACAACTAAAAGGATTTTTTGCCCTTTCTCAACATAATATCTTACAAGAGAATAAATCATCAAAGATTTTCCTGAAGCAGTGGGTGATATCAATAGCTTTCTATTATGTCTTAAGGCATCGTATACTCCCTGAACTTGGTATTTTCTTGGTGGATGAGTGCAAATAGATTTCATATAATCCTTTACACCATCATATGATATTCCCTCATTAATCTCAAAAGGAAATCCATAATACTGATTATCTTCAAACTTATATGTGTAATCGTGCTTATCACAGAATGCAATAATTTTATCCAATAATCCTACATATATTTTTTTTGTTCTTAAATCAAATAAGTGAATCTCCCCATTCCAATTCCTATTTCTATATTGAGGCATGAACTTTGCACCCTCTACCTCAAAGGTAAAGTGGTCTCTTAACTCATACTCAATATGAGGTTCTGAATCAATTTTTAAAAATACTTCGTTAGCCTTGGATATAACAAGATTAGTTGTACTGTCAATCACATAGACCCATACATCTATGAGTATTTATGAAGTATTGTCAAGTTATTATGTAGGAGGTGCTACAAATTTTTGCCATCTCCCACACTTACTACATTCTTCTTTAGCATAATGAATGTAATATTTTGGAAAACGTATAAAATTTATTTTTTTACAATCACAATTATCATATTTACAATCTTTATCAATAATTTCTACTATATTACATAAGTCCCATTCTAATTTTTCTATCCTAATGGATATATTATGATGTCTATTTCTCATTTCAGGAAGACACCGAGTTAATTGATGAAGTCTATATGGACTTGATGTTCCTCTTTTTAATCTTTTTTTAGTTTCTTTTGCTCTTTTTAATATTTCACGAGATACTTCCTCAAGATGTTCTTTTTCTTCTTTAAGACGTTTAATTTCTTTTTCAAGAGTATCTTCTAGCCAAGGATTACTATCCCTTCTTTCATTTCCATGACTAGATCTATATCCAATCATTAACCTAACCCTGAATTGAAACGCATAAACTCAATTGCATTCTTTATCTGAAACGTTCTGTTCTGTATCACTTTAAGAATGCTTTCAAGATATACTAACATAGTATCATAGTAATCGATCTTTAAATTTGAATTAGAAAGTTTTTCATCTGCATCAAGATATTTGGTCATAGTATCCTTATCCCTTATCTTCTTCGGAAATGGGTTCTCAGCATATACTTCTGGGTCTGCTTTCCCACTGAAATACTCATACCGTTCATGACGGATATTCTTTCTTTGTTGCTCTGCTTTCTTTCTTAAAAGGAATATAGTATTATATAATTCAAAATACTTTGCATGTAGAGAGGGGATATTTAATGACTCATCATGTAGATTATCTCTGTCTATTTCTGCATCTTTTTCCCACATCTCTTGAATAGTATCAAGAGTTACACTCATAATTTAGTGCCAGATAAATCAGTGATATTAAATATAGTATACTTGAAAGTAACGTCTGCTGTCAAGTAGGATATATCTTCATCAGTTGCATCAAATTCCAAAGTTGATAAGGAAGTAGGAAATAAATCTTGAAATATTATTTTAAAATTTGGATTTTGAGTACTTGTTAAAATTTCAAGTGTTGCATCGGAGTAAAAACTTTCATGGGTTTTGTCAGGTTGTTTTATATCAAAATCTCTTTTCTGCCATGCATAAATCTCTTCTAAACTTTCGGGAAAACCTAAGGCTCTTATCCAACTAAAAATTTCCATATAATTATCAAGATTTTCATCAACCAAAAATCTGAGACTAAAATCTTCAAACTGGATCTTATCTCCTGGTAGAGGAATATTTCTTAGATAAGTTGGTTGTTCAGCAACCCCAAGAGTCATCTGAGGTATGTTAACCTGATTACCAAAGAAAGAAACTTTAGGTGCTTTATTCAGAATAAATTTAAAACCAGTAGGAGATAGAAAATTTCTATTCTTTATTTGATTATCGTATATACTAGCCATTCCACTTTTTTAAGTATTTAGACAAAAAAAAGACCCTCCAGAAGGAGAGTCTTGTCTATTTTGTATGGACAAATATATTTATTCGCCTTACATAAGGTTCTTAACAGCAACACGTCT